TTGGCGGATGAATATTAGGACCACCAATACTAGGAAATGGTGATCTTCTCATTCTGTTTGCTTGTATTGCTTGTAATGGTGCTACCATGTTGTTTACCTATAAGTATTGTTTAACGCGCTGACCGAAGCCGCCAAAGAAACCAGTCCCAGCCAACGGATCGTTAACGCCTACATTTGGTGGAATAACAGGATTCGGGTTTACTGTGTGAGATGCAGGATCGAATCCAGCGCCTACAAAATTTGGTAGTTGAGTATTTAGAAACCCTAAATCTGGCATTTGTAATTGTTGAGGCTGCAATGCACTGTAATCCACTGGAGCACCTAGTAAAGCATTTTGCATTTGCGGTAACCCAGATAATAAAGCTTGTTGAGCGCCTACGTTACCTTGTTGGAAAACGTCCATTTGTGCAGGGGCTAAGCCGCCAAATATATTTAACGCCGCCTGATTACCTCGCATAAGGTTTTCTTGCGCTAAAGGTGATAGTCGATCGATATCTTGTCTTGCTTGAGCGTTAGCCTCTCTGATTAGTTGTGCTTGCTGGTCGCCTGCTTCAACCTGTGTTCGTCTTGCTTTGCTGGATGCTCTATCGGATGCTACCGCACCTAATACACCAACACCTGCTATTGCTGCTGCTGTAGGCATTATATAAACCTCGTCATAATAATTAAGTCGTTTAGAATACCGTTTTTAAGCCATGCTCTACGTATTCTGCCTGTTTCTTCAAATTCAAAACCTCTTAAAAAGGCTCTGACATTTCCGCAGTATTCTGGCGTGTTTGTATATATCGTGCAGCCTTTCATGTTTTTTCTTAGCCATTCCATGATGTTCTTACCAGATTCTATAGCAAACTCTTTTCTGTAAGTTGGCAAAATGTGAATATGCCCGTCATAGCATCTGTTAAACATTCTTTTAAACTGAACAACGCCAATTGTCACATCATCAACAACAACTCTTAACCAAGTATCTTTTAATACATCAACACGTAAATCTTCTTTTGTTGCTTTATCTTCGCTGATAGCATCAAATATCTGATCATCAATTAAGATATTAAGTATTTCGCCTACGTCTAACGTTCTTTCTACTATCAAACTAATATCCAGCCTTTTGTTTTATCGCCGCCTATATCAGCGTCACGTTTAATGTACTTAATATTCCCAGCTGTTCCTGTATCATCCATATAGCTAGCACCTTGTTCAGCTTCAATTACACCTTCAGGATTACCAGTGCCTATAATCAAAGCTTGATTGGTTATGGTTCGAGTCCATACGCGCATTTGTTCAGACTGGCCGCCTCTTTCGTCTACAAGCGGTTTGTTAGGATCTGGTTGTGCAACTCTACGAACCAATTTGATGACCTCTTACATTAGCTTCTACTTTTATAACGACAGGTTTAACTGGATCGGACATACTAAACTTAAACACAGCAAACCTTGGAAAACGCCCTAACCTGTACCAGATACACCTTTTTATAAACTCGCCTATCTTGCCTATTTTTCTAGTGAGATTGTTGTTAAACGTTTTACCATCAGGCGAAGTGCTCATTCTTATTTCAGGGTCTTGTGATGAAAAATCACCTACACCTGACTCCATCGTTATCTCAAGCTGGCTAATAGTGATAACATTACCCATGTCACTTAACGGCTGCATAGCAAACTCTCTTACTATTTCCGAATTATATTCACTATAAACGTCTGTTTCTACACTTCCTATTCTACCATCTTGGGAGTCTCCGCACAAAATTCTGTTATAAGCATTGACAACTGAATTGGCTCGCCACCTGATAGTCTCTGTTAAACCTTCTGAGTTGACTATTTTTGACTTTCTTTCATTCCATGCTTGAGTAACTACATTGTATTCAAAAGTGCGAGAAGGGAGAGAAAAACCAACGATATAAACACCATTTTGAGCGTAGGAGTAAGAGAAGGCTTGACTAATTTCATCTTGTGTAAAATCCTGTAAAGCAGAGTCGATCGCAGTTGTTGATACTTTTTGCGCAGAGTTTCCGCTCAATGTCCAAATTGCAGGACCTTCATTTTCTCCGCCACCAATCCACATAAAACTATTATTAACAGAAATAATCGAAAATGGCGAATAGCAACCTTTATCTATAAAAAAGCCTGTTCGCTGAAATGGAAATCCGCCAGAGCCTAAGTTCTGAAACTCTTCTGTGTTTATCTCAGCACCTAAAACGTAAAGCTTATTATTGTATACGTGGACAGTTGAGATTGCGTCAGGGTCACTTTCTGCGCTACCAAAATCTAAAGCATTCCATGACAAGCCATCGTTAGAGGCTGACTTGATTATTTTCTTTTCATCAGTGTTACAAACAAAGAACGAATCAATAAACACTACTATTTGAGGATTGCCGTTAGCGTAAAAATCTAAATCGGTTATCTCTTGGAATACTGGTACAGCGTTTTCATCAATAATATAACCTTTACCGCCAGGTACTAGCACCATTAACTGTTTACCGTTGTCAGCCATAGAGACTCTAGAGTCACCCGGTATAGAACCCAATGCTACATTAGTGAACACTTCCTTCCCGTCATCACTAAGAGCGCGGTCTAATCTGTAAAGCGTTTCACCATTAAGAAAGTAAGGCTTACCCTCTTTAACGTGAGCGCCTCTGTTTACGTTTCTTATCTGCCCTGTAGTTGAAAGTTGAGTTAGTCCTTCAGTACCGTACATGGTGGTCTGAGACAATGCTCCTTGAGTCTGAGGAATGTTTAATCGCCAGTTTACACACTCTTGATTGCTAATAGGCAAACTATCAGAAACATAAAAGCCGTTAAAAGGAAGTTGCACTCTAGGCATTAATTGATCCTTACAATAGCTTGCTGAACAATAATGTTTGTGGTGTCGTCCTCGTTAGATACAAAAACTTCCACATAATCACCTGTTTTGAATTCGTATTGCCAGAAAGTTGTTACAGATGCAGCTTTTGAGCTGTTAGATGTTGACTGTTTGCAAGTCTGAGTTACAACAGAGCCGTTTATAGCTATACACATCTCTACTTGCTTGTCGCCACCAGAAGCCGTCAAAATAGTGGTTGTTACATCGATAGGCAATCTAATGTCTCTTTCACCTACATAAGTCAACCTTCCGTTGGCGTCAAAATCAAACCGGGCTGTTATTTCCTCGGTCCACGTGTTGTTTACTTTTACTTTTGTGCCGGCTGCGGAGATAACCGTTTGAGTAGTAGAGCCTTGGACACTGATTAGACCATCGGTCATTGAATCAGGTATACCGGAGTTTCCTTGGAACTCCCATCTCGCGTCATCTTCGTTGATGTTTTGCAAAGGAGTTAGTCCACCTGAGAATTCGCCATTAGTAACGGCTGCTATTTGATTTGCTTGTACGTTTCCGCTGTTCACTAAACCAGACAAGCCAATAGCACCTACAGGACCTCTAAATATTGGATCTGCAATTTCCAACGTTTGATGTACTGAATTCGTGAAATCCATACCTACAAATGTCGCGCTTGATGTCTCCAGCCTAAACCTGATAGCACTCGACACCTCCCAATTAGTAACACCTGTAAAAGTAACGCCATCATTACAGTTAAAGCCGCCTACATTTGTAGCATTAAAAGATCTCAAATCGTCAAACGTACCGAACTTGTTACAGCCTACTATTGTAACTGTATCAATACCAAAGGTATTACCTGAAGATGTCGAGCTAAAATCAAATAACTGACCATTAGGGGCGGATAAAACGCAAAAAGTAGTTAGAAAGTTAACATCAACACCAGTAAACATCGTGCCTACGCCGGTATACTCAAACAATGGAGTGAACGGGTTATTAGATGTTATATGGTTGTTAGTGCCGCACTGGAATCTATTTGAAGTAGAGATAGGCTGAACAATAATATAATTAGTGTCATTATCAAGCGTTATCACACCGCTAGAAGGTGTTGGAAAGTCCGTAATATCAGAAACTATAACAGTATTAGTTTGCGCTAGTGGGGATTCGGATTGGCTAATCGTAATAAAATCATCGTCAGACGTTATCTCAATAGGTGCGGTAGCTTTCAGTGTTTTAAACTTATACTGACTATCATTTAAATTATTGATGATTGGAAAGCCAGAATTAGACTGAGTGAAGTTACAAGCTATGTTGATGCCATTCTCAGCGCTAACACTTGATACTATACCTCTATTAGACTCAATGCTTCTGATTTGATAGTCAGTGCCGACACCAGTAAGGATAGGGCTTGCTAATGGTGCGCCTACACTTGTTAGCGATCCTGTAACGCCTAGATCAGACTTTAATGATGCAAATGTTGCTGTGAAGTTTGTACCGTTACGAACAAATGTAAGCAAATCAGAATCCAAATAACCTGTTACTGTTTGGAATTCACTTATTTTTAACGAGTTAGCCCCGTAGTAGCTATGAGTCATTAGTATTACTCTCTAATAGTATTGTGCCTTCGCGCTCTGTTAGTGCGTTATCGCTTTCGCAAGGGTAGAAGTGGTCTATATTGTAACTTGTGTTACCTTCGTTGCCTGAGCCAATGGGTAATGTACAAGGATAAACAGTAGGCTGAATCTTAACTGCAATTTTACGTATAGCGTTTAAACCTTGATTGGCTGCACTTCTAAGCTCAGGGTTTATTTGCATATCGTATTGAGGTGCAAGCATCAGGGCTAAGTTGTAAATCATGCCTGAGATAGCGCCAGCAGGAACAGTAATCGGATCTGCTGCATTTACTACTTGAGTATAGCCTAATGAAATGCCGTCGGCGTCCCACATAGACATCATGCGATTTAAATATCTAACGCCAGTTTGAAAGTCTACCGCTTGAACTGGTTGTTCTGCTGGTTGTACGAGTATTTCTGCAAGTGCATCTCTAACGAGACTATTTGCTGTTTCCATCAGTAGAAGCCTTTTTAGTTGTTTTCTTTGCTGCTGGTTTCTTCTTTACCCAGCCAAGAGATAAAGCGTACGCTAATGAAGAATCATTAACCTGAACCTCTTGTCCGCATGGTTTGTATAGCTTATGCATAACTAACTCCTAATAGAATTGATAATAGCCACCACAAGGATGGCTACAACTATTCTACTAAGGATTACCAAAGCCTTGGCCAGCCATGAACGGATTAGAGACACCGTAAGCTGGGCGTAAATCGAAACGTACAATTTGCTTGTTAGCACGTACGTCTGAATCTTTAGAACAACGCATAACTAAACCGTCATTTGAGCGGTAGATAGTATCCGTTGAATTAAGTTTCTTCATGTCTACGTAAGCGATTGTAAACGCGTCTGGATGCCAGAATAAGTTCGGTTGGATCACTGTTGAAGCTGCACCGCCTAGTGTAACAACATCGCCAGCAACAATTGCTGAGTCAGTTGTGTTATAAGCGCCCGTTGCTTCGAAGATACCTGGACCAGTGATTGTGATTGTACCTGCGCCTGCACCATCCAATGTAACCTCATTAACAACGGTACCAGTAAATACAACTACTGAGCCGTCAGCTTTAGTAGCGATTTGACGAGTAGCTAAGTTCAAGCGGTTACGGCCTGTTACTTCGATTGTTTCACCAGCTTTAATTACTAAGTTAGCACCAAAACCAGATACAGCGATTTGCTGTGTCATTGTGTCTTTAGCTGTTAAGTAAGTTACGTCTGGATTAACTGCCACTGCACCAACGCGATCTGCTGCTGAGTCTGTAACGTAGTTAGACAATGTAGTTGCTGTGTAAACATCGAAACCAGCAAAGCCACGACTAACCATTGCGCGCTCTGTTGCTGTACCCACTTCAGGGTTAACACCTAATGAACGCTGCTCGTTAGCGATTGCAACTTGTGAGTAAGGGTTAAGGAAGTAGCACCATTTCTTATTCATCGCTACACCAGTTGACTGCATTAATGCGCCAGCTTCAGCGATTTCATTCCAAGAGTCCACACCTTGACCTGTTGTACCAGCACGTAAGCCAGCGTTTTGCATTGCAAACTTGGCAAAGTCTAACTCTAAATCAATTACGATACGGTTAGCGATATCATCGAAGAAGCGCTCGTTGTCCGTACCCATTTTAAGCGCTTCGTCAGCTTCTTGGTAATCTACTTCTACAGTGATGTAATCTTGTACTGTAGCAGATGCTTTACCAGTAATGATTGATTGTGCCGTAGTTGCTGTAATATCACCGTCAGCAGTTCGAGTTGTTTTGTAGTCCGTAGGACGTTTGATGTCGATAGTATCGCCGGTGTTAGGGTTAAACGCGCCTTTGAATGTTTGCGAGTCTACCATTTTTGACATCATGCGGTTAGCTTCGAATCGGTCAGCGACCTTCATCATTAGCTTTCGCGTAAAGTTACTTTCAAAATTATTCGCCATGAGTGGCTCCTTTAACTAAAATTATCGCTTTTAACGTGGTTAAACTGAGCGTCCTCGTTTTTCACTGCGCCACCTTCTAAACGTTTGGTAGGCTCTGGAGCTTCAGTTGTTTTCGGTTTAAGAGCTTCAGCTTTCAGTTTTACTTCAGCGAGTTTTGCACCTGCTAGATAAGGGTTGCCACTTGTTAACGCTTCAATATCAGCAGGGTTAGCTGCCAGATATTTTGTAATTAACGGGCCATCTCCATCAGTTAAAATAGCTTCTTGTAATTGCTCAGAAGCACCATAACTAATCAGCGTATTGCCAGCAGCTTCTAATTCTTGCTGCGTCATGCCGTACTCTTTACCCTTCTCTAAATAAGCAGTTGCTTTCTGCTGTAGCTCTTGCTGTCTTGCCAATTGCTCTTGTTGTTGCTGCTGTTGAAGTGCTTGTTGTTGAAGATTTTGCTGTGCTTTAAACATTGCTTGCTCTTCAATCTGACGGTTATATTCAACCATCTTTTGCTCATAGTCATCATCGAAAGGATCAGGAGCTTGAGGGTTAGAAGAATACTGCTCTACTTTCTGCTGCTGCTCTTGCTGCTTATACTTTTCTAGCTCTTTTTGAAGTTCAGCGGCTTTACGCTCTGCTTCCATCTTCTCATAGTGCTTTTTATTGATGACTTTCTGAACATTCTCATTTTCAACGTCAGCTTGCGGTTTTTCTTCGTGTTTCGCTTCACTATCTGGTGCTAAGTCAGAGCCTTGAGATTCATCAAGGTTTTCGGTTTCGTTTAATCCTGCTTGTGTCAAGTCAGTATCAACTACATCGTTTTGTAGCTCACTCATATTGATTGCCCTTTTAGGTATAGACTGTTTGTCGTGCCAGTTTTAAGGTAACTGTAAACCTATTGATTATTTTACCGCTTTGTTGTATTGGTTATAAGTTGTTGCTTGATGCTTACTTTATGCTGTGCTACTCTCGTATTTATTTACTAATAGTAAGCGAGGTGATTACATGGATATAGCGCAAGCGTTTAGAGTTGCGTTGGCAAAAAAACAGGTTAGTCAATCAGAGCTAGCGAGAAGGGTTAAAGCTACACGCCCTTTTATATGCTCTATCTGTAATGGTGATAGATTGCCATCTATGGATATGATGATTAAGTGTGCTAACGCTTTAGATATGAAAGTGTGGGAGATTATCAAAGGAGGTGAGGAGTGATGTTTGATTTTGAAAACAAGCATAGATCTAAATTAGAAATAGACACCTATTCAACAAGAAAAAAGGCTATTAAATATTCAAACAGAATGATTGATGCTTTTAGCATACTAACAGAAATAGAAGGTCTTTTGAGTGATGTTGACATAAAGAAAAAAGGCGATTCGGATATCATGTTTCAGACTGACACTATAAAGGGAAAGGATTTTGCTATTCAGTTGCTTTTTGTGGCTGATAGCGACGATCCTGTAGCAGCCAAGATAATAAAGAAAGGAGAAGAAGAATGATCAAACAATACAAAATCAGAGACATTAACAAAAACCCCGAACTACACAAAAAGGTATTCGTAGAGTTCGCAGACGCTTTGCAGATATTCGGATACTTTGTAGATAAAGCTATTGAGTGTGGTGCGGATGAAGATAAGATGATGAAAGCTTTTGAGGAAAAGACGGGGCTGGGTGATGAAACCAAAGATTAGAGCTTATAGTAGGCCTTATAGACTTTGGTTGTTAGAAAGTGACAGGGATTATTTTTTAAGCTTAGATAAAAGCCTCAATTAAGAGGCTTATTCTACTGTGCCATGACCCATTGATTTCTTGCCTCGGCACTTCCATCTTTTACGAGAGATATCGTTTGCGCAAGGTGGGTTTTTACACTTCTTAATACCGGCACTACGAGCGCAATATGCGTCACCTTTCTTTGTACCGGGCTTAGGTGTTTTGCCAGCTTGACCAACTGAGCGAGTCTTGTCACCTACTTTAACTCGAACAGCTTTGCCTTTGTTTGGTTTCTTCTTGGCCATATTATTCATATCTCCCGTGTTTCTTTTTGCTGCCTTTGTAGCCGTTAGCGTAGGCAGCGCGCTGTACTTCTTCGGCCTTCTTCTTGCTTTTGAATGGGCCTTGACCGCCCCAATACCATCCGTTCGACTTTTTCTTAATCGGCATCTTGATTCTCCTGCTTGTCGTTAACGATTTCTGTTTGCTCTTGATAGTTCTCTGCACCTTGTGGAGATACTACGGCATCAACGCCCATAGCTTCGCGCAATACTTTAAGGTCATTAATTGACTGACTTAAAGAGTCTTGCTGTTGCTGCATCATTTCTAGCATTTGGTTAAAGCGCTGCTCATTAGCTTGCAAGTCTATCTTCTGTTGTTCTTGGTCAGACTTGATTAGCTCAGTGTTAAACTTGGCTTGGCCTGCTCTTTCAAACTCTTGTTGCTTAAGTTGAATCTCAGCCATTCTTATTTGCTGGTCTTGCTGTTTAAGCTGGATTTGAGCTTGAGTTTCCATTTGCTTAGTTTGAGCATTAGTTTGTTCTGCCAGCGCTTTCCCTTCTTCTGCTCTAGCAAGAACCATGTTCGGATCTTCCTGTGGCGGCTGTTGAGCTGCGAGCGCTTGTTGCTCTGCGATTTCCTGCCTTTCTTCATCAGTCCACTCCTCTTCTGGAATGTTGCCGTTAGCCATTTGGATTTTACGTAGACGGTTAGCTACTTGGTCCATGCCTGGTGACTGTAAGTTCCCTACCCATACGTCAGAAGCAATATCAGCCATGCCAGGAACTACATTAGACATTTCTAAGAATGCTTGAGCAGTTTCTTTTTGCTGATTGTTGAAAGCTGGACCAACATTACAAACAGCGTCATACGTACCTTGCGATAAGTCATTAAGCGTGACAATCTGGCCTGATTGCTGGTCTGTTACTGATTGGTTAAGTGTAACCATCTTGCCAGTACCGTCCTCGTTAAGAATACGTACCTGTCTAGTAGAATCGTAAACTTTAGGAATAGCATCTAGCAATACTTTACCGGTGTAGCAAATAGCAATTTCTAGCGACTTAAACCATTTAATATTACCTGTGTTGCCTTGGTCGATTTGTTGGGCACCAGCGACACCTGATTGTATCGGACTTGCATTTCCTTGTTGTGCGTTGAATGAGTTAGCGGTTGCGCTAATCATTTGTTGCATGCTAGCGATTTGCGCTTGTAACCCCGGCTGAATCTGTACACCACCACTCCACTGAGGAGTGCCAGGCGCTTCTGCATCAGGATTATAGAAGCGCATAGGTGCATTATCTACGTTCATTCTCGAATAGTCGTGACCTTGCGCTTGCTCTGTTGTTATCCAGTAGAAAGGCGCAGGGCTTAACGCGCCATCTTCAATATCACGAGACATTAAGTAGTTTAAGCTGCGTTGTTGGTCGTATAGTTTTTCAATCTTGCCGTAGTAAACGCGCTTGTTTTCTATGATATCGAAGTTACCGTAAACAGGAACAACAGGTAGATGAATGAATACTGTTTCCTCTTCATCTTCTAGCCATGTTTGACCATCAAACAGGCGAGAGTGCACCTTATGAGATTTACGTGTACGTCTGCGTGTTTCTGTAATGCCTTGTTGCGCTAATTCATCTTTAACTTTTTCGTAATCTTCATCGACTTTATAGACCGCACCGTTAGACATTAATGCTAATTCAATATCTACAGGTTTCTTGTATAGAATTCTTCCGACATTTACTTGGGCCATCTTCTGCCAATAAGCATTTGATTGTCTATCGTCGCCAACTGACATACCAGAGCCTTTAGGGAACATTCTGTCATATTCTTTCTTGGTAAGGGCCGTCATCACTACAACCCACATAGCATCGCTAGCGTCTTGCTCTTTAGAGTTACCATCAAACCAAACATTGTCTACAGCGTTAGGAATTCGTTTAATGAACAAGTCCTGATCGAACGAATCAGCATCAGCATAGTCTTGAACAACTTCCCACGCATCAAAGCCACCGATAACCATAGAGCGACCAGCTTGATTGAATACTGTTTCAGCGTTAGAAATGTTGCGTATGTTGCGAATCAAGCCGTCATAAGTCTTAGCTAAGTCTTCTGTAGACTCACCACCAGCAGGGCTACTACGAATAGTAAAGTCTGACTCTTTTATCTCGCCTGAGATATTATCAATGATAGGGCCACACATATCGAAAGTACCGCGGTATCTACCGTCCATCTTTTCTATTGCGTAAGGCTCCCACTGTCCATCGCGCTTAGTAATGAAATGTTTAGCATCTCTACACGCTTGACGCATATCCTTTTCTGAGCCTTGAACTTCTAGTAAGGCGTTTAATACATCGGTTAAGTTATTAAAGTCTAGTGTTAACATATTGTTTCAAAGCTCATTGTTACTGGTTTTCTAACGCTAGGCATTTCCTCGCCCATCGCTAAACAATCCGCCATACCAGGCGAGTCGATATCGTATTTTCTTTTCATATCTTGCTTGCTCATTAATTGTATTTTACCAGCGCCGTTAGGTTTTACTGGTATTCTACAAATCTCTGAACGAAGCTTATCTAGCAATTCAATATCACTAGATATACTGATTAATTCATCAGGGCTTACATACTCACCTTTTACTACTGCTCTATACGTATTAAAAAAGCGATTAGCTAGTTTGGTGTAGTATTGCGCTCTCTTGTTAAAGAATGTATCAGCGTTTGTTTTTGGTCTATCTTTATTGCCTAAAGACTTTATGCCATCGTAAGGCTGTCTTTTATCTTCTACTTCGTTAGAGCCTTTATACATTCTAACATCTGTTTTCTTGCCTGAGAGATTCTGCTGTACCTGTCTGCGTAATAGTGCGCCCATACCGTCACCATCCCAAACAAATAAGTCAGCATTGTTTCTAATGGCTCTATCAGTCGCAAAGTCTAAAGCGTCATTGCCGTCTTTAGCATTTATCTCGCCTACATCATGATAAAAGATACCAGTTCGGCAAGCATAAGCTTTACTGTCTCCGCCCTCGTCTGCTGGGTCGTGACTAAAGATAGTTGCACCACTAGGTTTTATTCCTAGCTTAACGTGTGAATCAATAGCGGCATCAAACCAAGCTTTCTTAATGAGTGCATTCTCTACCGTTTCGTTATAGTGACCATTCCATATGTGATCGTACTCGTCAGGCTCTAGGTTTTCTTTATCGTCTAGTCTTTCTTGCTCAAGCTCAGGCGGAAACCAAGGATTCTCAGTGTAGTTAACCTGAGTAACCATCATTAAATCGTCTTCGTACTTGCCGCACCTTTCAAGCTCTGATTCAGCACGAGATAAATATTTTTTAGCTATAGCATCTTCACGAGAGTTACGGTTCATTGTTATCCATATCTCTGGTGGGTTTTCATCATCAGACAAATTAGATGACACACTTGAACGAACAGAAGGAGTCAAAACCTTTAAGCTTCTTTCCGATACACTCTCACCCTCTTCAATCCATAATCGGTTAATGCCAGCTATAGACTTTAAGGAGGTGATATTTCTTGCTAGGCCCTTATAAAAGATTTCTCCGCCACTAGATGAGTTAATATTGTTGTTAGTGACCGTTATACCTTCTACGCCTAATCTATCAACTTCTTGCTTCAAGCTTTCGTGAACAGAATCATCAATAGAGTTTTGGAACTCACGTGTACAACATATTCTTTCGCCATGATCACATAGCATAAGCATAATATCGCCAACACCTATACTCTTGCCTGAACCTCGACCACCTACAGCGATTTTTATACGCTTAGGCTTTGATAGTAGCCATGCAATACCTTCTGGTATCTTGGCTTCTATGTTAGCCATCTTTATCCGTAGTTACTGGAAGTACAGTCCAGTTATTTAAAGGCTTGCCGCCACTAGTAACATCTTGCTCGATTTCTGTCTTATCTGAGTAGCCATGCTTAGTTAGCATCATTTTTGTTATAGCTGAATTAAACTCATTTGTAAGGCCGCCAACTATTAACTTTTTCTCTTGTAATTCACTAACATGAGATAAGATGTCCGAAAACTCTTTATTTTCATCGGTGGCCCAATCGTAAGCGGTTGATTTTGCTATACCTATATGTAGGCACAAACCTACGACAGTAGGAACTACGTCAGGACAGTTTTCTATGTAGTCCTCTGCCTTAGCTAATACGTCAACAGTATACGATGTTGGTCTAGCCATTAGTCATTAGCCCTTACAACGGTCACTGTATTTTGGAAAACTGGAGGTAATTCTAATCCGTTGGTATTAGTTACCTTGAATTGATGAGTGTATTGGCCTTGTGGAACGATAGCGTCATCCATCTTTGTTTTGCTCAGGGTAGTCCTAAACACGTTGATTGGATTGCCTTGCTCGTCTGTATCGCCTTCAACAACAATATCACCACCTGTTAAAGTGGCACTTACTAATACAGTTGCCTGGTCTTGCGCAAATATTCTATATAGCGCCTCTGTGAAATTAGAGGCATCTATCGTTACTGTTGGGTCATCGCAATCAGTTATACGTGTTTTAAACGTTTGTCCTGAGTTATTATATAGATTGTTAGGGCAGCTCATATTACACCACCGTAGCAGTAATGGAGCCTGAAGCGTTTACGGCATAATCAAAATCATTATTAACTACGTCGATAGCTGTTGAGCCGTCAGTGGTTAGGTCTACAATCTTATATATATCATCAGCAGGCGATGTATCATTTACAATAACTGCTGTTCTTATAGTTGTAGGGTTTGAAGCGTCCTTAACAATGGTCGATAGGTCGTTATAATCCAATGTCGATACTGCGCCCGTCCTTGTCCATGTGACGCCTGTTAGTACCACGCCGCCAATCGGGAAGTTGCCACCGCCTACCTGCGTTACGCTTGATAGGTTTAATGGCGATGTGTTAGCGTCTATTGATGCGTATGTATCAGAGCAGAAATAAATTCTTAATACGTCAGTAGGATTAGTATATGTACCTTCACCCATGCTTAATACGAATTCGTTTGATAGTTTTGAATCACCTTGTGCCATTTTTTAGCCTCTTAACAATCTGTTTTAATTTTGCCGTTAGTGCAA